TGATTATACGTACTTGTTCTGTTTGATTATTCATTTCAAGAGTACCATTCAGGATTAGCAGGATAGAAACCGACCGCAAAACTGCCGTCTGCAATACCTTTGTTAATTTCGTCGGTCAGCCTGTCTTTGTCAATCTGTTGAAATTCCCAAGTAATAAAGTCCACTTCCGTTGTGTCTAACATTTCATCAGATCGGGTCCAGTGCATAATTGCAAGGTCTAAGTACCTTTCGATTATTTGCTGCGATATGTTGTCACGACTAGCCAGTGATCGATCGGCATCAATGGCTGATGTGTTTATTGGAATTCCATTCCGCTCAAAGAATCCAGCCACCGGGTCTGGTAATTCGGTAAGGGCGGTTTGAACCCGTTGTTCACCAGTAACAAATTCTTGAAATAGTTGCTCAAATCCCCGCCCGTTTTTTTCGGCTGGTTCGTCGTAAAAAATCACCTGCGGTTTGTTTGGATCGGAATACGTGTACCATTTAACTTTAGCCATTGCTTTATCCTTCATCGTAAAAAATCCCCGGCGCGTGGCCGGGGCAGGGAAGCATGGCACGGAGTGGGGCCAGGCTTCAGGGAGTGGGGCCGTTATCACTTCACCGCACGGCTAACACGGCAACAAAGGCAGAGAAGTAGGGACTGCCTCGAAGCTAGCGCCGCAGCGCATGGGATCGCGGCGCATAGGTTATTTTACATCTTTTGGAAGGTCTAGTCGGATGTCAATGCGCTGAATCCTTTCGATGATTTTTCCCGCAGCTCTAGCGTTTTTTTTAAAACATTCAGAAACTTGCGATGACTCTCTTTCATTTTCTTTATTTAGGTCGCCTGCTGGTATGTTTGGATGGTCTGGTAACATCACAGCTTCAAGCCTTTCACTTAAACAATGAATAAGTATAAGCGCACGGTCTAGCTCATTTTGTGATTTTCCGAACTCGAAAAAAATGCTTTCATCGTCGAGCACACACGGGGAACACTGGTTCATTTCTTCGTTCATGTCAATTTTCCTTTTGATGTTTTAGAAGTTAATCCCGCAACTTCAAAACGGTATGTCGTCACCCTCAGTGGCAGAAGGATTATCGCGGCCGCTTCCACCTGTTGGCGACTGACCCTGCTGCTTGTCTCTAGGCTCAAACAGGCTAACAATTAAGTTTGATCGATTATCAAGATTCGGCACGCCAGCCGGGTTAAACGTCCGGTCTAGTAGCAAGTATGGGCCGTTCGGACCTTCTAGCACAGCGCCCACGTTCAAATACCGCGATTTAGTTTCCCCGTTCGATTGGTATTCGCCGACTTTAACGGATACATCGTATTTCTTATTTGTCATTTTATATCCTCAAGTAAGCCCATTCCAATTCTTGCGGACCGCCGATCATTCTCAATATCGCTTAAAGCAGAGTTCACAATTTGTGCTATGCCTTTTTTACTCCTAAACTCCCAATAAGCGCAGTTAGATTCATTCATCGCCTCAATGTCAGCCACAAGAGATGATCTTTCATCATCGCTCAAAGACTTGATATATTTTTCGATATTAAAAACAGCCAAGCCGATTACGGACGTTATTTGTTTGCCTCTTTTGGTTCTCTGGTTACTCATTTTCTAATCCTTTATTTGATTCGTGCTTAATTGCCCAAGAATTTTTCTATTGCTTGATTAAGTGCATTGCCTGTAGTGCCTTTAAGCTCGACGCCAGCAGTCAAACCGTCCACGTATCCGCGCTGATATTCAGTTAATGCCACGTTCGTTCTGGCTGGCGTAGCGGCTTCCGGTTCGGTCTGTAGCTATGACTTTTCCCTCGACTTCAATGTTTAGTGATGGTAATTTATTCTCCATTTTCATTCTCAGGTTTCAATTGTTAAATATCCCAGCTCAATCAGGCGCTCACGCTTTTTATCCAGATTTGCAATAAACGCCTGCATTTCTTTTTCTAAGCACTTGATGAAATCATTATCACGCTCGACTGTGATCAAAAATTCAGGCATTCCAGGGCAGTACGACAAGAAGTCCGACCGCTGCCGACCGCAGACCCAAAGCTGACCTTGCACTTGCGGAACGTATGCCGCCGGAAGCTTACCGGCCAGCAGGTAGCCTACGTGCGTCGACGGCTTCGGGCACTTGATCTCCAGCAGCGTATCATCACCAATCAGTCGGTCAGGACTGCAGCCGTAGCGACCTGCGTCTACAAACCCCACCGTTTCAGGCTCAACGCCCTTCTCGAACGCATACCAAGCGGCGGCCTCAGCTTCCATCTCAATCCCGCGCTGCATCCATTCTGTTTGCTGAATGCTGTCAGTTGTGCCGGTTATCATTTCAGCCAGCAGCGTGTGCATGTAGCCAGCCGCCTGAGTGGACGGCTTGCCGGTTGACGAGACGATCTTGCCGAAGTTCGAAGCCGTCGGCTTGCCCAGCCTAGCAGCAAGCCATTTGTCGGACCCCTGTTCGCAGTCGATGAATTTAGCTTCCACGCTTGCGCTCCAGATTTTTTACGACCAGTTCGTACATGTCGTCAGGCAGGTTATTCACACTGCCGTCTTTCACGCCTTTGGTTTTCAGCCATTTCACCAAATTGCCTTTGGCCGCTTCGTCCAGCACTTCATCCATTAGCGCCACGATGTTGGACAATTGCCCATCGTCGATTACTTTGGCTTCATGCGGTTTCATCGAATCAGCGTCAGCGGTGCCGTCAATTGCAAACAGGCCGTTTAGGGCGTACTTGCGAGCATAGCTGGACGCGCTGCCGGTGATCTGGCTGGCGTCCATGCCCTTTTTGCTCAATTCTTCGCGTGCGAATGCGCTTACTTCGACCGATTCCTTGCCGTCGGTAATCTTGGCAATTGCCTGAACATAATACCGATCACCTACCAACTGAATCTGGTCGGTTAGAAGTATGGTCAGGCCGGAATCACCCAAAGCGGCTTTGGCTGCCTGCAAAATGCCCTCAGCAGTCCGGTACTTATAACCGCCGAATTCATTGGTCTCGCCTTTTGGAACAGCAATTTTAAGCTGTAAATCATGCAGCTTTTCATAGATTGTTTTATCACTCACGCATTACCCCCTGCAATCCGCTCTATCTCAGCGTCTAAATGCTGACTAATGTATTTGAGCTGGCAGTATTTCAACAAGAAACTAAGCAGCCGGCCGGCTTCGGCTGTATCTCCAGCCTGTAGCGCCTGCATCATGGCCTGATTCGTTTCGCAATTCAGGCTCATTTCATCAATCAGGTACTCGCTTGCGGTCGCTGTCTCTCGCATAAACCTTACGGCAAGATTTTCCTGTGCGTCCAGCTCGTACAGCGCATGCAGCTTTTCAGCAATATCCTGCTCATTCAAATGCTGCTCTAGTGCAGCCGTGTTTCCGTCAATCATTTCAGCTCCTTAATTAGCTCTAGTAGGTCGTCGCGTTCTTGTTGCCACGCAGCCGATTCCGCAGCCGAGTCCGCAGCCGAGTCCACCGAGTACGCAGCCGAGTCCGCAGCAAAGTACGCCGATGCCGTAGCCGATTCCGCAGCCGATTCCGCAGCCGAGTACGCAGCCGAGTACGCCGAGTACGCAGCCGATTCCGCAGCCGAGTCCGCAGCAAAGTCCGCAGCCGCCCACGCAGCCGCCCACGCAGCCGAGTACGCCGAGTTCCAATCTGGATCATTGCCCACCAGTGCCTGCTCGTGGCAAACCAGCACGCCAATTATTGCTTTATTAACGTTTTCGCCGTGATCTTCTTTAAGCAGCCTGCCCATGCGCCGCACGGCCAGCTGGTGCCTTAATGGCGCTACGTCTATACCCACCGGCAATGCAGCGTAAAACTGCTCTGCAAGAAGCCTGCTATCTTCCGAGGGTAAACGCTGAAACATCCGATCAAGATAGCGGAACAGCCACTCGTCGTTAGGCGTACCAAACAGACGAGCCAATTCTTTGCGATCATCGTATTTGGTCTCGCCTAAAGACATATTTTTTAATCTCGCCAAGTCATATATCGAGCAGCCAACAAAACAGCCATTAAAGACTTCATTTTCAATGGTGTGGTATCGACCCTTAATAAATTCATCCTTCTCGCGATGGCTAATGGAGAACTCCACTAGTAAACGCTTTTCTTCCGGATCGTTGTTAAATGTTGTCATTACATTCTCCTTTCAATTCCCGATAGTCCGGCCAGCCATGCTCGCCGTTTGTGTCTTCCCAAATTTCGACCATTTTGCAGTAGAAGGCAAATTCTTGGTCGGCTTGGTGTGCGTCGATGTTGCTGATTGATGCGTAAGTAATTGCACCCACCAAGCCAATCAGCGCGGCCAGCAATGCTCCAGTTCTTTTCATGCCGAATCCATCCGCGCCTGGCGAATCGCTGCATACACCGCGTCAGATTGGCGCTCGATTGCACGCTGTGCTGGTTCATGGAATCCGATGGCCGCATCAAGCTGGCCTAGAAATTCTTCTAGCGCTTCGACATCAAGCGAGCCGTTCGGCTGTTTGCTGCGGGTGGCTGCTAGGCAAGCCAGCCACAGATTGATTACTGGTGTTACATTCTTATGCTTCATGTTTTGGTCTCCGTTTGTTTGTGTTGCATTTGTTGAGACCAATATTACTACAGCCGGTTCCAGTTGTCAACACTAATCGTACTTTATTTATATTGCACATTCCATACGAATGGTGTATAGTGCGCCAATGGAAAAAACAATCAAGCAATTTATTGAGCGGCTCGGTGATCCCATCGCAGCTAAAATTGGCGAAGTTAAGCCAGGCACGGCAGCCGCCTACAGACTAGGTAAGCGCGTGCCCAGCCCAGAGGTAGCCCAACGCTACGTTGATACGGGCTTGATTGACTGGGAAGGGATTTATAGCCCGATCAGGAATGGTAGAACAAAACAACCCTAAAGGAGCAGGAAAATGAACGAAGAACTGAAAACTGCGCAGCTAGACTTTTTGCAACTGAGACTGATCCGCACCGGACAAAACATTCTAATCCAGCAGGGTCCGGAGCAGGTGGAAGTGACGCGCCCGATGCTGGATGATGTGATTCGATCTTTGAAGCAGATGGGCGAACAGATCGACGCAGACCGAACCAAGGTGACAATCGAAAGACTGAAACAGTCGATTAACACTTGACGGTCAGCCAGAACTAACATAAGATCACCACTGGCTATCGCAGCCAACCGGGTCTGACAGCCCAAACAATTGAGGAATTTATGAAACTTTTCCAAGAAGATCACTCGCAGAATGCCGTTTTTCAGCTTCCCCAGCTGTTCCTCCCGGCTCTGTCAGCTGTGAGTGATCTTCTTAATGAGGTTTTAAGATGAGCAAACCGATCTTTTCATGGCGTCATGCCGTCCTTGAATCCGACCTGCATGCGACAACCAAGCACGTTTTATTAACGCTTTCTTGTCACATGAGCGCAGCCGGTGATAGCTGTTTTCCGACTATTAAAACTACTGCCAGAGAATGCAGCCTGTCCAAAAGGACGGTAATCACGCATATTCAGAAAGCGAATGAATCAGGCTGGCTTTTAGTTGGTGTTCATGGCTTCGGAGGAAAGAAATGGCGGAGGCACGAATACGCTGTCGCAATACCCGAAGGTGGTGAACCTAATGACACAGAGGTGGTGAACCTAATGCACGAAGGTGGTGAACCTAATGACATAAAGGTGGTGAAAGAGGTTCACTCTAGTACTTCAGATAACTCCACACTAAGTACATCATGCGAATTGCCTATCGGCAACACGCCCGCAGCCGTCGTACCGATTAAAAAAATAATCAACCTTTATCACGAAACATGCTCGCAAAACCCTAGAGTGATCAAAGTAACCCCAGCCAGAGCACATATCATCAAATCTCGCTGGAGAAACGAACTGACCAGCTTGGAAGATTGGGGGCGGTATTTCAACGCAGTCAGCCAGAGTTCATTTTTGACCGGTCGCGTACCGGCCAACGGCAACCGATCGAAACCTTTTGTCGCAGACATAGACTTTTTGACCAAGCAGGGAAACGTGGTGAAGGTAATGGAGGGTAAATACGATGATTGATCCAATTCAACCGCCGCACAGCCTAGACGCCGAACGTAGCCTGCTGGGCGCAATGATGCTGTCGCAGGACGCAGCCGACAAAATTAGCGGCTGGATCAACCAGGCCGACTTTTACACCGAGCAGCACCAGATGATATTTTCGGCAATCCGAGAATGCCACCCAAGCGCGGATGCTGTGACGGTTGCCGAATGGTTCGCCCGCAAAGGAAAGGGCGATCAGGTTGAAAACGGCGCATATTTGACCGGGCTGGCAAACGACACGCCCGGCATATCGAATGTAAACGGCTACGCCAGAATCGTGCGCGAGAAGTCTGATGCACGGAAACTGGTTGACATTGGTATGAGAATATCGAACGAGGCATTCACAGGACGCCCGCCAGCCGATTTGATCGACGAACTACAGGGATATGTACTGGACTGGACGAAAACGGGCTTAAAGAGCTCACGCACAGTCCAGCAGGCCGCCGCCGATTGGTTTGACCGAATGAGTGAACGATCTGAGAACAAAGAGCAGATCGACACCGGCCTTGTGGACGTTGACCGGATATGGCATGGAATGCAGTCTGACGAGTTCATAATTCTGGCCGGTCGTCCTGGCATGGGCAAGACCGCCGCCCTTTTGACCATCTTGAATAACGTCTGTCGTGACCATCACGGGCTTTTTTTCAGCCTAGAAATGAGCGCTGAATCGCTAGTCAAGCGAATGGTCGGCGGTGGACGGATACCGGGCTGGAAGCTGCGGAACCCGTCAAAGCTAGAATCAAACGACTGGCCTGAACTGATCGCCGGCACTCAGGCGCTTAAATCCAAAAAGCTGATCATCGACGACACCGCAGGATTGAGCATTCAGAACATCGCATCACGCGCACGACTGGCAAAACGCCAGCACGATATTAAATTGATCTGCGTCGATTACCTACAGCTAGTCACGGCCAAATCAGAGAACCGGCTGCAAGAAGTCTCGCTGGTTAGTCGGCAGCTGAAGAAGCTGGCTAAAGATTTGCAGGTGCCGGTGATTGCAACCGCACAGCTTAATCGAGGCGTTGAAGGCCGAGCAGAAAAGCGGCCGACCCTTGCTGACCTTCGGGAATCAGGCCAGCTTGAGCAGGACGCTGACATCATCACGTTTTTATACCGCGGTGGCTATTACGACGAAAACGACAAGACCGGCGTAACGGAATGGATTACAGCAAAGCACCGGGATTCAGAGCCTGGCAACGCTTACACGGTATTTAATCCCCGCAAGCAGCTATTTGTAAACGCAGATCACGGACTGGTCAACCAATACCAGAACCGCGAAACGGCTGTGACCGGACAATCAAAATTCATGCAACAACAATCAGGAGAAATGAAGTGAGCAAATTAACAAGAATAGAAATGCTAGTACTGAGCGTGCGGTTTCGGGGCGCTTATGAATTTCAGATCAAGACCCCTTGCGGCTGGAAGATCAATTTAAACGGACGCTATAACAGCGACGCTAAATATCGCCTCTACCCAATCTTACCCAAAGGTTTACCAGAGCCAACGCAGGAAATGATTGATCGGGCAGTGGTTTATGTTGGATGCAAACCAAATACCCGTCCGGTTTTCAGAGGCTTTTGCTTTGACTCCACCTGGACTTTTGGAGAGTGGGCTGGGACAAACAATGGCCACTACTGCATCGACCCAACCGACCCACAAGCCGACAAACTATTTGCAAGATACCAACAATCATTGAAAGGAGAAACTGAAATGACCTACAGAAAATTAGAAGTGTATGAAAAGCCGGAAGCCGAGCAGCCTGAGTATCCGAAGTTGCATTTAGACCGTGGCGGCTACCTTGTGCTCAAAAATAAAAATGGGAAAATTGTCGGTGAGCTTGCCTGCATTGACGATGGGTGCTTGGTGCCGAATCGTTATTGTAAGGGATCTTTACAAAGGAAAGGAATGGCCACAGACTGGGCACAATGGGAAGAGGACGGCTCGATTAAAAGAGGGGAGCCGGTATGAAAACCTCAGACGCCGTAGCCGCTGAAATCGTCCGGCTGCATAACGCAAATTTAGACGAGGTGCAACCATGAGCAACCAAAAATATAGCGAAGCAGATCAAAAACTATGGGATATTTATTATGGCCAAGTGATCCAAGCCTTTCTTACGGCTGATTACGACTGTTGGAAAGGGTCAATGCATAAGGTTGCATTTGACATGACCGACAAAATGATGATCGAGCGTTCTGAGCATCTAAGCAAGCAAGAACCAGAGTCAGCCGAGCCGAAATCTGTACTACCGGAAGGCTGGTCTATCGAAGAGTCTGTTCACTTCAAGTACTTGATAAGATATAAAGATCGTATCAAGATTGAAGTGCGGTCACCAGAATTTTCGACCAGCATTCGCGAGGAAGTTTTCTGGCGATTGCTCCACGACATTCATACGCAGGAGAACCAGCAATGACCGCAAGAAATAGGAATTTACACACGCTGACGGGACTACGGCCTATCACGACTGGCGGGATGGCTGGAATGATGCGCGGTTGATGGATGAGGCAGAATCAGCGTGAGCATGACTAATGAAAATTGAGAAAATAGGAAATGCAACACTGTATTTAGGTGATTGTCTTGACGTTTTGGAAGAAATTGCTGATGACGGTTGCAACTGGTGCGTTACGAGTCCTCCTTACAATCTGAAAAAAGAAAAAAACAGGGTTCCGACAACGGCTGCAAGCGCTGCAATGAGCGCAAAATATGATGCTTGGTATGACGATGACATGGTTGAGTCTGAGTATCAGGAGGGTCAGAAATCAGTTATTAGACAACTGCTTCGCGTTTGCACTGACAGTGTTTTTTATAATCATCGGATTCGGTATGCGTGGCACTCTAGGAACAAGGACGCGCCCGAATGCCGAGTGCATCACCCAATGCACTGGCTTTCTGATTTTCCTATTTGGTGCGAAATTGTATGGGACAGGCGAGGAGGATCGACACCAACTGGCCGTTATCAGCAAGCGCACGAGTTTATCTACCAGCTAGGCAAACCGCGCCAAATACACAGATCAATGGGCATGCTTGATGTTTGGGCTATTGCGCCGGACTCAGGAAGCGGACACGTCTGCGCTTTCCCTTCTAGGCTTGTAGAAAACTGCCTTGCGCCGCATGCGGTATCGGGGGAAACTGTGATTGACCCATACATGGGAAGCGGCACAGTTGGAATTGTCGCTAAGTCGCTCGGACTTAAATTTATAGGTATTGAAAAAGACCCGGCAAACTTTGATCTGTCATGCAAGCGGATCAGTGAGGCTCAAGGTCAAATGAGGCTAATAAAATGAACGAAATAAAATTAAACAGAATAATCCAATCAGCTATGGCCGCAAGCTTTGCGCTAGGCATGCTGATCGGGATTGCTGGGATGGCGCTTTGGCAGGAGCGGAAGCAGTGAGCACCAGACGCCGTGAAATAGAATTTGAATGCGCTGATCTATCACAGACCGACGCCGCCCTTACATGGTGCCTGACCATGATCAAAAAAGGCTTACCGGCCGGCCCTGTCGTTATCAGGCTAGGCAGGCTCCGGCGCACGCTTGACCAGAATGCAAAGCTCTGGCCGATGCTTGAAGACGTTGCCAGCCAGGTCGAATGGCAGGGCGTTCGGATGAGCAAGGAGGACTGGAAAGATTTGTTCGTAGGCAGCCTGAAGCTTCAGCGGCCATTGATGGGAATCAGCGTCGACGGCGAACCACCCGGCATTGTGATGATCGGCGGGGGCAGCAGCAGGCTTAACATTCGGCAATTTTGCAATTTGATCGAGTTTATCTACAGCTTCGGATCAGATAATGATGTTGTTTGGAGCGAGAAATCAGAGGAATCTATGGAATATGCGCGGGATAAGATTGACAAGGATTCGGCATGAGCGAGAAAACCAAATCACAAGCCGAAAAGAACTACCACGAGCACATCGCCAGCCTGCCTTGTGTCCTTTGCACCGCGCTAGAGACACAGCAGCGAACCGCGACAGCTGTTCACCATATCCGAGAGGGCCAAGGATGGTCGCAGCGTGCGTCACACTGGCTAGTCTGTGCGTTGTGCCACGACTGCCACCAAGGGCCGAACGGGATACACGGTGATCGAACCTTGCTGAATATACTGAAACTAAAAGAGCTGGACTTGCTGGCGTTTACGATTGAGGCTGCGAATAAATGAGCGCTGTAACTGTAGATGACTTTAAAATAATGCTAGGTTGCAAGAAAGACTGCGAACTAGCCAAAAAGGTCGGCCTGCATCATTCGACGATATGCGCCTGGAAGCGTAATGGATTCGTGCCTCGCAAATACGTCGAAACCCGCTCGAAATACATGGCACAATTATGATCTACCCAATCACGCCAGTGCCAAAGCCGAGAATGACGCAGCGCGACAAATGGGCAAAGCGCCCGGCTGCCCTCAAGTATTGGGCGTTTTGTGACAAAGTGAGATTGAACGATCTGCTGCTGCCAGATTGCGGCGCGGACATTGTTTTTGGAATACCGATGCCGAAATCTTGGAGCGCAAAAAAAAAGCAAGCGATGAACCGAAGTCCGCATCAGCAAACGCCGGATTTGGATAATTTGCTTAAAGCGCTTTGTGACGCTGTGCATAAAGAGGATAAACACATTTGGCAGTATTCTGCCGGTAAAGTATGGGCCGAAACTGGCTATATTGAAATATCAATTGACAAGTTACAAGAGACGATTTGGCATCACTGCGTCACCAATCATCCTAAATGAAAAAATCTAAAAAAACAACAAGGAAAATGAAATGAGCGACTTTGAAAGAAATACATACTACCGGCGACTCGGCATCACGTCGAAGGATTTAGAAGAATGCAGAACGATTGAAGGCTTGAAATATCTGGCCGAGCAGCTTAAAATTCCGTTTCGGCATCTAAACGAAATGCGCCAGGCTTTCGGCGTCCGCTACAAATCTGTCGCAATGACCGAAAAAAACTACCGTGACGCAGCCGACCGAGCCGATGAAATATTGTACAAGATCGGCAGGGTTCAGAGTTGAAGCCGTACAAGCGCAAAGTCGTGATCGGTGATGCCGTGCTTTATCTTGGCGATTGTTTGGAGGTCATGCCCACGCTGGGCAAAGTTGATGCGGTGGTGACTGATCCGCCGTATGGGACTGGAATTAACCGGAAAAGCGGCCTTCGGAAATCAGGAATTGCCAAGTCATGTTATGCCGGTTTTTTCGATTCAATGGAAAATGTGATTGAAAATGTTATTCCAGCAATTCAGATGTGTATTGACCGATACGGACGTGTCGCCTTAACTTGTGGATTTAAGGCAATGTGGCATTACCCCAAACCCGCCCATGTCGGAAGCTTTCAATATGGAGCGGCCACAACGGTAATGTCATGTTGGGGTCCGGCGCTTTGGCAACCAATTTTGTTATATGGTAAAGACCCAAAACAAGGAACCTTGACTCCCGACAGCTTTCAGCGGTGCAACGACAGCGATGTGACAACAGATCACCCATGCCCGAAGCCAATTAAGTCTTGGAGACTTTTGGTTAATCGTGCGTCACTCTCTGGCGAAGCTATCCTAGACCCATTTATGGGCAGCGGCACTACCGGCGTTGCTTGTGTCAACCTTGGCCGCAGCTTCATCGGAATCGAGCTGGACGAAGATTATTTCAACATTGCCGTCGAACGAATAACCGCAGCGCACGCGCAAGGAAAGCTATTCCAATGACCGAAAAACGCGCACACATGCGAGGCATCTGAATGGCTCACCCAGTAACCAGATTATCAGGCGGCACATGCAGCGACTATCGCCAGCAAAGAGGTGGGCGCCCAGTCCATACCCAAGCTGAAATAGCCCAAGCCGCCGGCAATATCCACGACCGGCTTCGATACTGGACGGTGCTCAGTTACGCCGCAGGCATACACCCGCCGGCCGATGAATGGCAAATTTTCTTTCAAGAGGTTCAGAACCTTGTGATCCGCTGCTGGCGCGAGGGCGGTCAACCGGCCCGGATGAGCCCGACCAAGATAGCGCCAATGGCTGAAACAGCTTGGGTGGACTTTCTCGGTGATAAGCGGATGACCCTGCAAAATCAGGCCGAAAGCGCGGGAATGACGGTAGGAGCATGGCGCGGCGGCTACCAATCACTGCATGGCGAAATTGTGAACCGGCTACAGACTGAGCTAGGCAAAGGGCTGAGGTCGATTAGTGCTGAATTGAGGGATGTTGACAATTAGCACAGGAGAGAGTACAATTTTATATAAGTGAAAATCTCACTTACCCGACACCAAACCCACCCTAAGTAGAGCAGTTGACAGCTCGTTTGGCTCATAACCAAAAGGTCGTCGGTTCGAGTCCGGCCTCTGCTACCAAGTTATAAAACGCACCGGTGCGCGGCTAAGGTTTTGGATTGGGAGTGCCCGGTCGGCCTTAGCCGCACTTAATTCAACCGTCAAGGATTTCTTGACAGTTCGCCAGTTGTCAAGGATTGCTTGACAGCTCAAATGGAGAAACCAGATGAGTTACTTCAAAGCTGCATTAGCGGCCTTTTTATTGTGCGCGTTTTCGGCAGCGCAGGCGTTGGATGTTAGTGACACCGGCATCTGGTATGAGCCTGGCCTATCCGGTCATGGCTTGGTGGTGACGGGCTTTGGTTCGGATGACCAGGCCGGTGCAGTCCTGACGTGGTACACCTACACGCCAGAGGGTGAGCAGGTTTGGTTCTTTAGCGAAAATCTGGAACCCGGACAATCTGCGGTAGATATCTACTTGCCGCTTGGATCGTTTCCGGCGTTTGATTATTCGCTAGGTGAGCCGGTGGGTGAGCTGACAATTCAAAAGCTATCCGCGGACGTTCTTCGGCTCAACTTCCTGGTCTTTATTTGGGATAAAGACTGCGAGCCACGACCACAGCCCGGGCCGAGTCCCAATTTTTGCTACGGTCAGATTACTTTGCAACGGCTAACGCCGAAGCTTAACCTGCAATGATCGACTGGTCGAAGGTTAGGCATTTCAAGCGCGAAGAGTTCGGCTATGCCGACGGGGTTAAGCCTGATCCGCTATTGGTTAGCATGCTCGACAATGCGCGTTTGGTTGCTGACATTCCGTTTCAGATTGCCAGCGGTATCAGATCCCGCGAACACAATGACCGAATCGGTGGAGCGCCAACATCGGCACACCTGACTGGACATGCGGCTGATATTAAATGCACCACTTCACGGCAGCGCTTTATCATGCTGAATGTGCTAATTGAAGCAGGCTTTACTCGGATAGGCGTGTACGACCAGCATATCCACGTGGACACATCGCCAGACCTTGATCAAGATGTCTGCTGGGTGGATGTTAGCAAGTGAGCGGGTTTGTCGATCTGTTTGAAAAATACAAGATGGTTCGTCGCCTTGCACTGCTTTGGGCGCTCGCCCTGATCACATACGCGACCCATGCGATGTTTGCTGACATTGGCGCAATCACTGGCCCGGCCGCTGGTGCTTACGCCACCGTTACCGCTTTGCTAACCGCTGTGATCGGCCTGTATCAATGGCAGCGCCATGCAGATGACAAATGACTAAGACTGACGGCCCCCAGCCTTAAGGGTGAACAACTCAAAGAACGCAGGGTGCATACGCCGCACGCCTGATTCCCAATCTTGCCAGCCGCGCAAAGAACAGTAGATCAGCTCAGCGGCTTTTGTTTGAGTTAAGCCCGCAGATGCGCGGGCCGACTTGATTTGATCGGGGCATGGGTTTGCCGCGCTATTCCCGGCGCGGCTTCGGTTTGGGTGATTAGTCATTATTAAGCTTCTAAGCTAATGGGATATGGATTTACTGTTGATCGAACTGTTCCATATTCGGCAACAACCTTTTTATCCAAAGAGTCCCAGACCGTTACGCTGCCAGTGTTTTGTAAGGCGGCAACGCTTTCACGAGCAGATGAGATTGCCGATTCTAAATCAGCATGACGAGTTCTTCTGGTTGATTGGGTGGTTACTTCAACTGAATAGCGGTTTGAATTATTCATTTTCTATCTCCAGCCCCTGAATCCCGAGGCGCGGTTTGGGAGTAATTCCCGACTTGTTGATACCTAGTATACACGCAATGCGTGCAATGTCAACAGGTTTGATTAAATAAATGGAAAATAATTTGTGACTAAGATCATCGCAATGCTCGCCAAACGCCTAGCCGTTCTAAGCGGCCCTGTACTGGCATGGGCGGCAGTAGCCATAATCGCCGGATACCTTGCCCTGATCGCGACAGTGGGCGTATTAAACTGGCGATTAAACCTAGCGCAAGACCGGCAGAGCAGCGCAGAGATATTACTGAACATCTGCAAGACGCAGAACCAGAACAACGTGAACAAGATCGCGCATATCGAAGCGATCAACCAAGAAAACATCCGTGCAGCACGAGAGCAGGCAGAAAATGCCCAGCAAGCCGCACTATTGGCAGACACCCAGCGTGAGAGGCTGGAACGGGAATTGACTAATGATATTAAGGGGCTTCAAAATGCACTGGATGGCAACGATTGCGCTACTGATACCGTTCCTGTTGATCTTGACAGGCTGTACCGCAACACCGATCATCGAGGTGAGGACGGTTGAGGTTCCAGTAGATCGCTTTGTACCTGTGCCTAATAGCCTCACAAACCCGCTGAGAGCGCCCACCCTGCCTGATTCCCTAATGACCTGGCAAGACGTCGCACAGGCCGGACTAGAGTACCGCAGCCTATGGCAGTCATGCGAGATCGACCGCGCAGCCATTCGGGGGCTGGGTAATGACTGAGGCAGACAAACTAAGCAGCAAGATACAAAGCGAGAGGCACTTGCAGACTTTTTTATTGGGCCTAATCTCATTAGGTTTAAGCCTAGCCATAATCATGCTGATGTTTATGTATAACGGACAATCCAAGCTTAGAGATGAGCAGAAGGTAGACGGCAAGCACATCGTAGAGATTGCCACGAACCAGACTGCGATTAAGCAACGAATGGAAGATTTATCGGTTGACCGCTACACGGCGACCCAGGCAGAAGCCGACCACCGGCTGATCAACCGGGATATAAACGAACTGACCAAATCAGTAGAAAGCCTTGATGGGCGCGTTCGAGCCGTCGAGCAGAAGATTGACTAGGTGAAGGACATGGCTAAAAACAAAAAAGAGCCGGCTGAATTTCCCGCATATAAAACGGTTTCGACCGACAGCCTGATTCCTTATGCCCGCAATGCACGCACTCACAGCGATGCTCAGGTTGACAAGATCGCTGCATCAATCCGCGAGTTTGGCTTTTTAAACCCGATCATCACGGACGGGCAAAGCGGCATTGTCGCAGGACACGGGCGAGTGATGGCCGCTCAGAAACTAGGGCTTGATACGCTGCCGACAATTGACGCGGCACACCTTAGCGAAGCACAGCGGCGGGCTTATGTGCTTGCAGATAACCGGCTGGCGCTTGATGCGGGCTGGGATAACGAGCTGCTCAAGATCGAGCTGCAAGATTTGGACGCGGCAGGCTTTGACCTGACGCTGACCGGGTTTGAGATTGACGAGGTTGCCGCGCTGACGCTGGACGCGACCGATGGCCTGACCGACCCCGACGCGGTGCCGGACGCGCCTGCCGTGCCCGTGACGGTCTTGGGCGACGTGTGGCTGCTGGGGCGGCATCGGCTGATGTGTGGCGACTCGACCAGCATTGACCACATGGAGGCTCTAACGCAGGGTCAGCTTGTGGATATGTGGCTGACCGATCCGCCTTATAACGTCGCATACGAGGGTAAGACCAAGGACGCGCTTAAAATTCAGAACGACAGCATGTCGAACGACACCTTTCGCCAGTTTCTGCGCGATGCAAACACTGCAGCAGATGCTGTTATGAAACCAGGTGCGGTTTTTTACATATGGCATGCTGACTCTGAGGGTTACAATTTCAGAGGCGCGTGCCACGACGTGGGGTGGCAGGTCCGTCAGTGCCTTATCTGGAAAAAACAGACGTTGGTTATGGGCAGGCAGGACTACCATTGGAAACACGAGCCATGTCTTTACGGCTGGAAGGGTGGCGCGGGTCACCTGTGGGCGACAGACCGTAAGCAGACCACCATCCTTGAGTTTGACAGGCCGAGCCGCAACGCAGAGCACCCTACAATGAAGCCCGTTGCATTGTTCGAGTACCAGATGTTGAACAACACCAAAGGCGGCGATCAGGTCTTGGATAGTTTCGCAGGGTCGGGAACGACAGCAATTGCATGTGAAACGCACGGACGGTTTGCGCGGTTGATGGAACTCGATCCCAAGTATTGCGACGTGATCATCACCCGCTGGCAGAACTTCACCGGCCAGATGGCAACGCTTGAAGCCACCGGCCAGACATTCGCAGAGTTGCAGACGGAAAGAGCATGAGCAGAGCACAGCACGCGCCAACCGATGCCACTAGGCAAACGGTTCAGCTACACACGACCGTCGGGACAGACCAGACAACCCTGTCCAGAATTTTAGGCATAACTGAAAAGACGCTGCGTAAGCATTATCGTGATGAACTTGATATATCGCTGGCAAAAGCAAACGCTACCATCGGAGGCGTGTTGTTTAAAAAAGCGAAAGACGGCGACACGGCAGCTATGATTTTCTGGATGAAAACTCAGGCAAAATGGCGAGAGCGCCAGGCCATTGATCACAGCTCAAGCGACCGTTCAATGTCACCACCTACGACGATTCAAATAGTGGCCGGTGGCGATAGCAAGGATTGAATTACCGCCCAAGCTGGTTCCAGTTTTTACACCGGCTAGGGGCGAGGTACAGTACCGATCTGCATTCGGCGGCCGTGGTTCGGGTAAGTCGTTTAGCTTTGCGAAGATGGCGGCTGTATGGGGCTATGCTGAACCGCTGCGGATTTTATGCACGCGCGAGTATCAGGTCAGCATTAAGGAATCATTCCACGCAGAGCTAAAGGCTGCGATTGCGTCAGAGCCTTGGCTTGAGGAATTTTACGAGGTCGGCATTGATTACCTGCGCGGGCCTAATGGAACCGAGTTTCTATTCCGTGGACTGCGAACCAATATCGGCAACATCAAATCGTTAGCCAAGATTGATTTAACGATCATTGAGGAAGCCGAGGATATACCCGAAACATCATGGCTGGCGCTTGAGCCTACGGTATTCAGACAGGCCAAATCTGAGGTCTGGACGATCTGGAACCCATGCGACAAGGGCAGCCCGGTCGATGAGCGCCTACGCAAGCACCCGCCAGAGCGTGCGGTGATAGCCGAGGTTCAGTGGACGGACAACCCTTGGTTCCCGCCTAACCTTGAGGCGCTACGACAGCGCGAGCAGGAACGGCTAGATCAGAACAGTTACGCGCACATCTGGGAAGGTGCATACCTTGAAAACAGCAAGGCTCAGATATTGCACGGCAAGGTTAAGATTGCAGAGTTTGAACCTAGCCCTGAATGGAACGGCCCGTATCACGGCCTTGATTGGGGATTTAGCCAAGACCCGTTAGCCGTTGTCAAATGCTGGATCAATGACGACCGGCTATACGTCGAGCGCGAAATGGGCGGCACCGGAATCGAGATCGACGCAACGCCCGACAGGGTGAAGCACGGCATTCCAGACATTGAGCGATACGAAGTC